AGTGAAGCAAGCTCTAGGTGGTGATCTTCGTAGTAAAGATGCATCAACAAGAAGAAAGGCACAGCATGAATTTGGTAAGAAGTTGCCTGGTCGAGTTGTAAGCGGAGCTAATGCAGTTCGTAAGTTTATAAGCAAAGGTAATGTTGCTGGATCTTCTGGGTCAGTTGGTGCAGAGATTGCGCAGGGTGAGACAATCACTAAAGGCAACGCCTAATAAATAACTTTGTGGAATAACTGCTAAAATGAGCAACGAAGAACTAAGACAACAACTTAAAGGTATTCAATCAGCATATGATTCTGAGTACGATGTAGTTGAAAGTGTAGCTCAGGAAGGTTTGTCTTCACTGAAGTCCAAGATTGGAAAGATGGACATTCAGTTTGAGAGTAAGAAACCTACTCCTACTGAACGTCCACAAGCCAAGTTCACACACTTGGACATTGCTGACAGAGCAACTGCAACTTATAAAGAGAAGATTAATCCTGGTGTTTATAAAGCAGATGATGTTGAGCAACCCATCACTCACTCAACTCGTACCAGTATGAGAGCAATGGCATCAAGCCTTGCAGGTATGAGAAGCAGTGGTAACGCTGGTAAGATGACTCAGAGTACTCCTAATGGTAATGGTGACCTGGGACAATACACGAGTCCTGCTAATAATAATGATGGCGACTTAGGTAATAATACAGGTTATGGACAGTACTATTCGTTGACAACTAACATGTCAATGGAAGAGTATCAAGAGCACATCAACAGTAAGTTCACAAAGGAAGTTGAAGCTTCACCACTTGTTGAAACTATCTGTAGTACTTGTGGTTGTAGTCCTTGTGAGTGTGAGGTTGACGAACCACTTGCACAACTCAAAGAGAGTCTGTTGCAACTTGAAGACTCTGCTTGGCAGTCCATTGACTTGGTGATGCGTGAGGAAGCAAATGAACTGGGTGTCACACCTAAGGAACTTCATAAGTTCTTCAAGCAAGAGACTGGTTTGATTCCTGATGACTGGTTGAAGGAGAACAGAGAGGTTCAACTCTTTGGATTTATGCCTCTTGATGAGGCAACTGCAATCAATAAGGTTGGACAGGTTTATGATGTCACTTGTATGTGGCGTGGTAATACGATGAGATTGAAGTTCTTCTGGCCTCAGTTAGGACTCTGTTCTAAGGATGAGTGTCAGAACGCTTGTGAGATGTTCTATCCTGGTTCCAGACTCATTGCTCATTACCCTTGTAAGGATGAGCCTGATAACTACATGGTTATTGTACCACCTATCAAAGAGTCTTGTGAGTTTGTACCTGAAGATACTTGGGTACAGTTGGATGAGGTTGATGATGCTTTCTATAATTACATCTGTGAAGAGGTTGGAGAACCTCTAACACCTTTAGTGTATCATGAAGATGATGATTCATTCCACATGGTTGTGGAGAATCATGATACAGGCGAAGAGGATTTGATTATCGCAGAAGCAGGTGGACTTCACGCTTGGTTCTCTAAGTCTAAGTCAAAGGATGGTAAACCTGGTTGGGTACAATCAGATGGTTCTACCTGTGCACGTAAGCCAGGACAAACATCAGCACCTAAGTGTTATTCATCACAGAGACTTGCTTCTCTGAAGAGTTCAGCTAAAGGTAAGAAACTTATCAAATCTGCTGATGCACGTAAGAAGAGTCAAGATTCTGGACAATCTTCTAAGACTGGTGCAGCTAAGCCTACAATGGTGAAGACGTTTACTGATCCTAAGAACAAGAAGAAGTATAAGTCAGGTGATCAGACTCTGAAGGATGAGTCATACGATCCTACTATTGATGAAGCTTGTTGGGCAGGTTATACTCAGAAAGGAACCAAAGAGATGTTTGGTAAGCAGTATCCTAACTGTGTGAAGAAAGGTAAGACTAAGAAAGAGGAAGTTGAATACGTAGCAGAAGGTGGTATCAAGAGTGGACATAAGAGAAAAACTGAAGATGGTGCTGGATTAACACAGAAAGGTGTTGATGCTGAGAATGCTAAGACAGGTGGAAACCTTCAGACAGCAGTCACCACACCACCTTCTAAACTGAAGGCAGGTTCCAAAGCAGCTGGAAGGAGAAAGAGTTTCTGTGCACGATCAAGAGGATGGAATGGAGAAAGAGGAAAGGCTGCAAGGAGAAGATGGAACTGCTGATACTACGATGTATCTTTTAAAGTATTGTTTTGCTAGACCTGCATTACTTTTGACAGAAAAAGAAGTCCAAGTATACTGTCAGATGATGGCAGCTGTTGGTAAATCCCCTTATGATATCAAAGCATTTTAATTATGAACGATCCAAGTGATCCAGTCTGGAGTGTCAACATTATGGTTGCCATACTGGTGTTAGGTGTTACTTACGCCATTTATTATATTTTGAGGATGGACTAATGCCAGCATCAGGAGGTGACGCGTATAAAGCAAACCCACTTTTGAAGCAACGTGGAGTACAGATTGACTTTACTAAACATCAAGTCAAAGAATTTATCAAGTGCTCACAAGATCCTGAGTATTTCCTAGAGAATTACATCAAGGTTATCTCACTGGATGATGGTATTGTTCCGTTTGTACCTTATCCATTTCAAAGAAATCTGATTGACAGTTTCCATAACAGTCGATTCAGTATCTGTAAACTACCAAGACAGAGTGGTAAGTCTGTTACAGTTACAGCGTATCTAATTCATCAGGCAATCTTTAGAGACAACATCAACATTGCCATCCTGGCAAACAAGAGAGAAACCTCTTTTGAATTGATGCAGAAGTTGCAAACGTCTTATGAGAATCTTCCTAAGTGGTTACAACAAGGTGTTTTGGCGTGGAATAAGGGATCAATTGAACTGGAGAATGGTTCACGTATCTCAGCAAGTTCAACTTCTAGTTCTGCTGTTCGTGGTTTCTCTTATAACATTGTGATGCTGGATGAGTTCGCATTCGTCCCAACTAATGTTGCAGAAGACTTCTTCTCCTCTGTATATCCAACTATCTCCTCAGGTAAATCCACCAAGGTAATCATTGTCTCTACTCCCAATGGGATGAACCACTTCTATAAGTTGTGGAATGATGCAGAGAAGGGTAGGAACAGTTATAGACCTACTGAGGCTCACTGGAGTGAAGTACCAGGTAGAGATGAGAAGTGGAAGCAAGAAACCATTGCTAACACATCAGAACAGCAGTTCCAACAGGAGTTTGAGTGTGACTTCATTGGTTCTGCTGGTACTCTCATTGCAGGATCTAAACTAAAATCATTATCATATGATGATCCTCTCACCACATCAGGTGGTTTAGATATCTATGAGCATCCAATTCCAGGACATGAGTATCTGATGACAGTGGATGTCAGTCGTGGTATGAGAATGGATTACTCTGCATTCTTATTGTTTGACATCACTAACTATCCTCACAAGTTGGTGGGTAAGTATAGAAGTAATACAATCAAACCAATGTTGTATCCTGATGTTATAGTTCAGGTTGCAAAGAATTATAACAAGGCGTGGATTTTATGTGAGGTGAATGATATTGGTGACCAGGTTGCCTCTATTATCTTCTATGATATGGAGTATGAGAACCTACTGATGACTTCTATGAGAGGTAGAGCAGGTCAGGTTCTAGGACATGGTTTCTCTGGAGGTAAAACCCAACTTGGACTTAAGATGGCGAAAGCGCCTAAGAAACTTGGTTGTAGTAACCTCAAGCAGATGGTGGAATCTGATAAGGTTATCTTCAGTGACTTCCAACTCATCAACGAGCTCACCACTTTTATTGAGAAGAGGGAGTCTTTTTGTGCCGAAGATGGATGCCATGATGACTTAGTGATGTGTATGGTTATTTACGCTTGGGCAGTAGCACAAGATTACTTTAAAGAGATGACTGATCAGAGTGTCAGGCAGGAGATGTATGAAGAAGATAAGTTAGGAATGGACGAAGACATGGCACCATTTGGATTCATTGATGATGGAATCACAGAGGAAATCATTGTTGAAAAGAAGTCTGGTTTGGTATGGAAGGGTGCAGATATTGATGAATATGGTGCACCAATGTCACCGTGGCAGTGGGAGTCCACACCTTATGGTGGTAACCCTAGTTGGTGGTGAGTTACGTAAATAAACCCTTTATTCATAAGGGTTTTCAGAGATAAAAATTGATTTGTGTTGAGAGATGTAATTAGTCGCAAAGATAATAAATCTAAATAATAATGAATATACACATATTCAGGAGAGACAAATGGTTATTAAGACCGCTTCTCCCGGTGTAGTCATCCAAGAGGTTGACTTAACTAGGGGTTCGAGTGATGCTATCACTCAAAACGTGGGCTGCTTGGCAGGCCCGTTTCAGAAGGGTCCTGTAGATCAAATCATTCGTATCAGTGAGGAAGTAGAGTTTGTTGACACGTTCGGCAAGCCAACAGATGAGAACTATGAGTACTGGTTCTCTGTAGATAACTTCCTTGAGTATTCAGGTGAGTGTTACGTTGTAAGAACTGATGATACCCCTGGTGGTACTCAGACAATGCGTAACGCACACGATGGAGCCGACATTGACTCCGACGGAAATCCAGAAGTTTATTACGTCAAGAATGACGATGATTACTTCGAGAACTATCAGACAGCTGCCGGTATCGGTAGTCTTCCTGGTAAGTTTGTTGCCAGAAACCCAGGATCCTGGGCTAATGGTATTGCCGTTGCAGTTGTTGACTCTGGTGCTGATTACCAGAACACTCTGGACGAAGATTACAGGATCGATTTTAATGGTAATGATGTTGTCGGAGGAACCTTCGATCAGACATTGCCAGTTGCTACAAACGTAGGTACTTACATTAAGATTGCAGCAGAGCCTGAGGTTCTTGCTACTCCGCCTAACTGGGCGAACGCAACTGTAAGATCTACATCCAACGTTGATGTTCAGGTTTACCCCAGTTTTATTAATGGTGCAGTTATTACAGCTTCTACTGCTAATGTGGATAGAACAGCTGTAAGATCTACATTTGCTGATGTGGACGCCGCTTCAACAGTGAACGTTGACATTTCTTTGAGAACGCAGTTTGGTGCTGATGTTAAGCTTGTTGGTTCTGCCAACGTTGACATCTCAGCTGGTGGTACACCTGTTATTGACAGTATTACACCTAGTGATGGAGACAGAGTTCTTCTTATTGCACAGACTGACAGTGCTGAGAATGGCATCTATGATGTTGCCGCTGGTGGCGCTTGGTCACGTTCATCTGACGCTGATGACTCCGCTGAATTTATTCAGGGAACAGTTGTTAATGTAACAGACAGTACAGGTGCTGGACTCTATGAGTACATTAACCTGACTAATCCAATTCTTGGAACTACCGCACTGACGTTTGGTGCTTTCAGTTATAACTCCACTGTTGGTGGTGTTGCACTGAATGATGGTGACAGAGTTCTTCTTACAGATCAGTCTACTGTATCTGAGAATGGAATCTATGTTGCTGACGCAGTTACAGGTTTCGCAAGAGCCGCTGACGCTGATGCAGACGCAGACTTTACAGTTGGAAAACTTGTTGAAGTGACTGGTGGAACATCCACTGGTAATTTCTATGAGTATGTTGGTACTGACACTCCAACAGTTGGTTCAGATAACGTCACCTTTGACTTGTTTGATTGGGCATCCAGCCTTGATGGTGTTGCTCTTAGTGATGGTGATAGAGTTCTGTTGAAGAACCAAACTAATCAGACTGAAAATGGCATCTATGATGTCAATGATGCTGGTGTTTGGACTCGTTCATCTGACGCTTCTTCATCCTCTGACTTTGAGAATGGAAATACAGTTGAGGTTCTGGCTGGTACTCAATCTGGTTTGTTCCAGTATAATGGTTCCACCAATCCAACAATTGGTTCTGACAACATTACCTTCGCTACCAAGACTTATCTACCTGATGTAGATGGAATTGCTTTGAGTGGTGGTGAGAGAGTCCTGTTGACAGGACAAACAGACGCCAAAGATAATGGTGTTTATGTTACTTCTGCTGCTGGTTGGCAGAGATCAGGAGACGCTAACTCCTCCGCATCATTTGTTGATGGTAAAACCATTGAAGTGACTAGCGGAAACAATTTCTCAGGCATCTTTGCATTCTCTTATGATAATGCAAATGGCACTAACCCATTCACTTTGGGTGTTGACAATGTAAACTTTATTGTTTATGTTGCTCCAGAACTTATCACTAAGGGTTCAGCAATTGTTGAATTTGATACAGCTGGTGTAGCCACTGGTGCTAAAGGAATCGTGATGCGTGTTGAGAATGGAATCTTTAAGATTCTTAACCTCACCAAAGACGCTGATGGTAAAGACATCTTGTTTACCAAAGGTAACAGACTTTCCAGAGATAACAACGTCAATGCAACTTCACCTTCAACATCAGTTGAAGTATTGGGTGAGCATGTTGTTTACTCTTATGGAGACACTGATGTAAATGACGATCCTATCGATGATAGAATTGTTAATACTCTTTGGCTTTCTAACGGACTCACTTATGAGGAAGGTAAGAAGAATAACTGGCCTGCAGTTTCTTCATCTGGTAAGCAAAGAACACCTGTAAATGGTGAGAGAGTTAAGTCAACTCTTGGAACTGTCTACGCTTGGAGCTCAGCAATCGAAAGATGGTTGGTTCAGTATGAGACAGTCAACAATGAAGATTTGATGCATGACGCAACAGTCATTTATCAGATTGACGCAGCAGAAGATTGGTACACTCAACAGATTGCCTTTGATGGTATTCCCTGGTATCGCTTTGCTGGACGTCCTGGTTCTTCACCAAACGCCCTTGATAAGGGATCAGGTAAGGATGAGATTCACTTGGTTGTCTATGATTCAACTGGTGAAATCACTGGTTCGAAAGGTAACACCCTTGAGAACTACTACAGCCTTTCCAAGAACCCTGGTGCATTGACACCTGAGGGTAACAGAAACTACTACATTGAAGTAGTTAACAAGAGTTCATCCTATGTCTTCGCCAACACTGACGTTGACACCACTTCACTTATTCCTCTTAACGACGCTCTGGGTAACCTAGGGATTGGTGAGAGATTTAAGGCTGGACAGATGAGTGCTTACATTGACAATAAGAATTATGTTCTTATGGGTGGTGTAGATGCTTTGACTTCCACACTGGGTGAAATCCAAACTGGTTATCAGAAGTTCATTGATGAGAACATCGAGGATCTGGACTACGTCCTGATGGGTCCTTCGTTTGATAATCAAGATGATGCAGTTGCTAAGGCAAACTTCATTATCTCCATCGCTGAGTCTAAGCGTGATTGTATGGCGTTTGTTTCGCCACCTAAGTACGCAGCTCTTGATCCTCTCAATGCTGAGGTTATCACTGATAATACAGTGGACTACTTCAACAGGATCTCCTCCTCTTCATACTCTGTATTCGACTCTGGATACAAGTACATGTATGACAGGTTTAATGACAAGTACAGATACGTCGCATTGAATGCTGACATCGCTGGACTTATGGCAGCGACATCTTACTTCAACGAGCCCTGGTTCTCACCAGCTGGTCTTCAGAGAGGACAGATTCGTAACGTAGTTAAGCTTGGATTCAACCCTTCTAAGGAACAGAGAGATCAACTCTTTGGCGCCAGAATCAACCCTGTCGTAACATTCCCTGGTGAAGGAACAGTCTTGTATGGTGACAAGACAGCTCTTACCTACTCTTCAGCCTTCGATCGTATCAACGTTCGTAAGCTCTTCCTGATTCTTGAAAGAGAAATCAGTAAGATTTCTAGAAGTGTCTTGTTTGAGTTCAACGACGCTGTAACACGAACGATGTTTGTGAACAACGTTGCGCCATTCCTGAGAGATGTTCAGTCTAGAAGAGGACTCTTGGACTTCCTGGTTGTTTGTGATTCTTCCAACAACACTCCTGAGATCATTGATCGTAACGAGTTTGTGGCTGACATCTACATCAAGCCTAACAAGTCCATCAACTTTATCTCCCTGAACTTTGTTGCAACGAAGACTGGAGTCACCTTCAGTGAGTCGGTAGCATTGTTTAGAGGGGCACAGCTCTGAGGTAAACAATTATGGCACAACAAAACCAAGGCGCAGCTTACTACGGTAAGTCTATTTCCCAGTTCAAGGGAACTCTTGCAAGAGGTGGTGTGCGCCCCACCATGTTCCAAGTGGACCTCACATTCCCTGATGGAACAACAAACGATCAAGCTGATGTTATTCAGAAAGCTTCTATGCTCTGTAAGGGAGCTGCCATTCCTGCAGGTGATGTGGGTGTGATTAGTGTTCCTTTCAGAGGAAGACAGTTGAAGGTTGCTGGAGACAGAGTTTTCGCTGAGTGGACATTGACAGTTATCAACGATGCTAACTTCACAGTTCGTAAGGCAATGGAGAAGTGGTCTGAAAGAATTCAGAACCACAACTTCGCTCTTGGCGAAACAGTCCTGGAAAATTACTTCCAAGATCTTACAGTTCGTCAGTTGGACAGAGATGGATTGAACCTGAGAACCTACAAGGTATTCAGTGCTTGGCCCTCTGCAATGTCTGAAATTTCATTGGATTTTGGTACGACTGATACGATTGAAGAGTACCAAGTTACCTTCCAGTATCAGTTCTGGCATTCTTCGGACGCCAATGACGTTGGTACTTCTGGTCGCGTTAGCGATGAGAACGTTCCCAACCTTGATGACCTCGCAAAAGTCACCTCCTGATTACAGCTACAATCAGTTTATGGGAACCCTCAAAAAGGGTTCCTTTTTTATTAACTAAATAGTATCACGGGAAAGATAAAAGACTACTGTGAATCCACAACAGAATTCAAGACTGTTTGGTTTTTCTTATAAAGAGAACTCCTTAGAGCAACTTGGCAAGATATCACCTGTACCACCTAATATGGACGACGGAGTTACCGTCGCTGCTGGTGGACTTACAGGGTATAGCGTTTCACTTGATAGTTCTGCTGCACAAGATGGCGAACAAATCAAGAAGTATCGTTGTATGGCAATGCATCCAGAGGTGGATTCTGCCATTGAAGATATTGTTAATGAGGCAATCGTCTCAGACACTAATGACACACCAGTGGCAATTGATTTGTCAAATCTGGATGTGTCAGAAAGGATTAAGACAATCATAAGAGAAGAGTTCGCATATCTGTTACACCTTTTAGATTTTAATAATAAAGCACATGAGATGTTCAGACGTTGGTACATTGATGGAAGACTTTATTATCATAAGGTGATTGATCTTCAACATCCTGAAAGAGGTATTACTGACATCAGAAACATTGATGCCATGAAGATCAAGGCAGTAAGAGAGTATAGAAAACCTGAACTACAAGAACCACAACTAAGAAGTAGTCAGAAAACATATTCTTCTAACCACGAAAAAGTTTTTGGTAAGCAACAATCTCAGATGCCAGCAAGGGTAGTTGAGTACTTTCTTTATAACAAGAAAGGTATTAGCTACATTGGTAATACATGGGGACAACAGGCAGGACAGTCTATCAAGATTGCCAGAGATGCAATCACTTATGTGACATCAGGATTGACTGATGGTAACTCTGGACAGGTTCTTTCCTATCTGAACAAGGCAAGTAAGTCTTTGAACCAACTTCGTTGGATGGAAGATGCAATTGTTATCTACCGTATGGCAAGAGCACCTGAAAGAAGGTTGTTCTACATTGACGTGGGTAACCTACCTAAGCAGAAAGCGGAACAGTATCTTCGTGACGTGATGGCACGTTACAGAACTAAAGTTTCTTATGACCAGAACACTGGTGAAATCAAGGACGATAAGAAGTTCATGTCTATGCTGGAAGACTATTGGTTGCCTAGAAGAGAAGGTGGTAGAGGTACAGAGGTTTCAACACTACCTGGTGGACAAAACCTTGGCGAACTGACTGACCTCAAGTACTTCCAAGATAAACTCTATAAGTCTCTGAACGTTCCTTCATCTAGAATGGGTGACGAAGGAGCCTCTTTCCAGATTGGTCAGAGTGACAACATTATGAGAGATGAAGTTAAGTTTTCAAAGTTTGTTGGAAGGATGAGGAAGAAATTCTCTTATCTCTTTACTGACATCCTGAAGACACAACTGGTTCTCAAAGGTGTTGTTACTCCTAAGGAGTATGACTCCATGGTGGAGCACATCACTTATGACTTCATCTATGATAATCACTTTGCTGAACTCAAAGAGATGGAGTTGATGACTAATCGTCTTCAATTAGCAGCCATGGCTGAGCCTTACGTTGGTAAGTACTTCAGTGTTTATCAGGTTCGTAACAGACTTCTTGGTTACACTGATGGAGAAATCAAAGAGATTGATCAACAGATTTCTTATGAGCGTAACGTTGGAATTATTCCTGATCCTAATGCACAAATGGCACAAAATCCAAATGCACAGGAAGAACCACAAGATCCTAATGCACCTATAGAAGGTGACATGGATATAAGTGGTGACATGGAGCAACAAATGCCAATGGATCCACAGGCAATGCAAGCACTGCAAGGTGCTGGCGTACCCATGTAATAAATAACCACATACCAAACAAACATTATGTCAAGAGTTGCAGAACTTATTGATTTGATTGTACAGGGTAAGAATGCTGAAGCTTCTGACGTAATGAACTCAGAACTTATGGGGCGTTCCTATTCTGCAATCAATGACATCAAAGCAGATGTTGCCACAAACTATTTCGCACCTGTCGTAGACATGAGTGCTGAGGGTGAGGTAACTTCAGAAGAACCCGAATCCCAGGAACACTACGATGAAACTGATTAGAGAAGAAGTTGAGGCCGTTGAGGTTCTCGTAGAAGAGAAAGCTGGTAAAAAGCACTTCTACATTCAAGGTCCATTTCTCCAAGGTGATATCAAGAATCGCAATGGAAGAATCTACGAGTCACGTATCCTCGCCAAAGAAGTTGGAAGATACAACGAAGAGTACATCACCAAGAATAGGGCGATGGGAGAGCTTGGTCACCCTGATGGGCCCACTGTTAATCTTGATCGCGTGTCTCATAAAATCACTTCACTAAAACAAGAAGGAGCAAACTTCATTGGAAGAGCTAAGATTCTCGAGACACCAATGGGACGTATTGCCGGAGCCCTCCTCAATGATGGGGTTACACTGGGTGTCTCTTCACGTGGTATGGGATCTCTTACTCAGCGTGATGGCGTTAACTACGTGGGTGAAGACTTTATGTTGGCTACTGCTGCTGACATTGTTGCGGATCCCAGTGCTCCAGACGCTTTCGTTCAAGGTATTATGGAAGGACGCGAGTGGGTCTGGGACAACGGACTTCTCAAAGAGCAGGATGTGCAAAGAGTGAAGGATGCAATCAACAATGCACCCGTTACTCGCCTCAATGAGGCAATCTTAGAAGGATTCCATGACTTGCTCATGGGTTAGTTACCCGTAAGATTTATAGTATAAACTCTTACAACCTCTAAATACTTCTGAATAAATAACTGAAACAAGTAATTTAAACAATGGCTCAATCACGTACGGCAGTAAATGCCAAGGCTGGTGCCCCAGAGGGCATGGCTAAAGTCCCAACCTCTGTAGTACCTGGCGGTACTTCGATTGAGGACAAGGGCGGTCCTACCAACCAAAATTATAAGGCAGACAATGGTTCTGCTGAGATGTCTTATGGTGATGGTGTAAGCCAAACCAATACTGTTATCAACAACAAAGCTGGTGCTGCTTCTGGTGGCATGGAAAAGCTTGGTGATAACATTATTCCAGGCACTCAAGGTAATGATGGTGGACGTTCTAACGAAGGTCCTGACACTTCAATCAAGGCATCGTTAGTACCAGGTCAGGCAAAGCCCACGACCACCAAAGAAGACATTGATGCCACTGCTGGTGAAGCGATGGACGAACTCTCAGGTGATCATGACGCTTCTGATGAGTTCAAGATGAAGGCCAAAGTAATCTTTGAGTCTGCACTGAACCAAAAACTCCAACTGGAAGTTACCAGATTGGAAGAAGAATTCTCAGCTCGTTTCGAGCAAGAGATTACAGACATCGCTGAGAAGGTAGAGGGATTCCTCAACTACACTTCACAGCAATGGCTGGAAGAAAACAAGTTGGTTGTGGAGAACGGAATCCGCAACGAACTTTCTGAGTCCTTTATGCAAGGACTAAGAGGTCTCTTTGAAGACCACTACGTAACCCTTCCCGATGAGAAGTACGACATCTTTGAATCGATGGTTGCGAAGCTTGATGATATGGAAGACAAGCTCAACGAGCAAATTGAGACAAACGTAAAACTCCAATCTGGTATGTCTGAATTCCAAAGAGGCGCTCTCGTAGCAGAAGCCGCTTGGGACTTGACAGAAGCAGGTAAGGAGAAACTTGCACATCTCTCTGAAGGCGTTGAATTTGAAAGTGAAACTGTATTCCGACAGAAGCTCAACATCCTGAAGGAGAGCTTTACAGAAACCCCTACTCAGGAAAGTGCAACTGAAGGAAGTCAAATGATTTCTGAAGAAGCATCAGAGCCTGTCGAACCTTCTATCTATGACGGCATCAGCCCAAGCATGGCTGCTTACGCCGCAGCAATCGGTAGAACGATTTCGTAATTTTTTAACCCAAACAATTTTTCCAAACAATGTCTACACAACATTTACAGGAGAAGTGGTCACCTATTCTGGGACATCAAGATCTTCCTGAGATCAAAGATTCCTACAGAAAGGCAGTCACCGCTCAACTCCTTGAGAACCAAGAGAAGTTCCTCCGTGAGCAAAGCGCCATGGGCGTTTCCTCAGGTCTTCTCACTGAAGCACCTACGATGTCTGCTGGCGATGGTGGTTTCACCAACTCCGCAGCCGCTGAAGGTCCTGTCGCTGGTTTCGATCCCGTACTGATCAGCTTGATCAGACGCTCGATGCCTAACCTGATTGCTTATGACATCGCAGGCGTTCAGCCTATGTCTGGTCCTACAGGTCTTATCTTCGCGATGAGAGCCTTGTATGACGGTCCTGAAGGTCCTAACGAAGCACTGTTTGATGAAGCCGATCCTACTTTCTCTGCAGGATTGAACAACTTCACCAACACTCCAGCCACGACTCACCCCAACGTTCCTGGTGTAACACCTCCAGATCGTGACCCAGGTCTTCTGCTTGGTGTTGATTCTGCAACTGGTGCTGATTATGACGTAGCTGATCCAGGTGGTGCTAATTACGATCCCGTTCTTGCTGACCTGAGCGTTGGCGCTGGTGGCGGTCTTGGAACTGGCGACCTTGAGTCTGCTGGTGAGACTGGTAAAGAATTCCGTCAGATGGGCTTCTCGATTGAGAAGGTCGTGGTGGAAGCAAGAGGTAGAGCACTGAAGGCTCAGTACAGCATGGAGCTGGCTCAGGACTTGAGAGCCATTCATGGTTTGGACGCTGAAGCTGAACTGGCTAACATCCTTTCTTCTGAGATTCTCGCTGAGATTAACAGAGAAGTTGTTAGAACCGTTTACAGAACTGCTAAGCCTGGTGCTCAGAACAACGTGAACGCCGCTGGTACGTTTGACTTGGATCTCGACTCCAATGGACGTTGGAGCGTTGAGAAGTTCAAAGGTCTTCTGTTCCAGATTGAAAGAGATTGTAACGCAATCGCCAACCTCACTCGTAGAGGCAAGGGCAACATGATCATCTGTTCTTCAGATGTTGCCTCCGCACTTACGATGGCTGGTGTACTTGATTACACCCCAGCATTGAACGCCAACCTGAACGTTGATGACACCGGCAACTTGTTTGCAGGAACCATCAATGGTAAGTTGAAAGTGTTCATCGACCCCTTCTCCTCCAACGTTTCTGACACTCAGTACTACGTGGCTGGTTATAAAGGTACCAACGCTTATGACGCTGGACTCTTCTATTGCCCCTACGTGCCTCTCCAGATGGTGAGAAGTGTGACGGCTGAAACGTTCCAGCCTAACATTGGTTTCAAAACTCGTTACGGCATCGTTGCTAACCCCTTCGCTGAAGGTCCTATCGACGTCACCGGCGGTACTGGCAACCAAGGCTTGGGTCGTATCTCCGACAACACCAACCGTTACTATCGTAGAGTTTCTATCAAGAATCTTATGTGATTCATCTCTAAAAAGAGAACATCAGAGAGGCTTCGGCCTCTCTTTTTTATTGCCCATAAATAAGTTCATGGAAGAAAACAACTTTGAACTTGCTTTCAGTATCCATGGCATCAGAGCGCTAAAAGGTGTCGTTGATTACTCCATTGAGAAATGGCCTGGA